CGCGCTTCTCGTCATCCAGTCGTGCCAGTGCAGTCATCGTGATTCTCCTCTCGTGACTCGTCGCCTCGGGCACGCGCCCGATCACGACACGCACACTATACGGGAGGGAATAGGGCTTGTCAAGCCCATACTTTCACGACGGTTTCCGCACGGTCCCCGTATTCCTTGCATGCCGACAGGATGGCGACTTGCGAATCGTCGGCATAGACCACCCCGGTCATGGCGTCCAAGGCAGCTCTGCATGCCTTGTCGAGGTCGGGACGCCTGGGCGCAGCCGGCGCGGTCGCCTTCAACGCACCCTTCGCCGTGTAGTGGCTGGCGGGACGCACGAAGCGAAACAGCAGCTCGACCGCCACGGTCCCCGTCGCCAGCGGCTCGGTCCATGCTTGCCGCGCCGCGAGCGCGAATACGGCGCGGTACGGCTTGACCTTGGCCGATGACTCGAGCAGCAGGATGCGCCCGCTCCTTGAACGCACGGCCCGCTTGCTGCCTTGGGGTGCTGCCTCGCCAGGTACGGTGAACGTAATCATTCTCGCCTCCTGTGGTTCGTCTCCCGCAGGATGAACGAGTTCACTTGTTTCATTGCCTTCGCCAGTTCAAGACGCAGGTACACGACCTCCTGCATCAGTTCGATAGTGAGTGGATCATCGGTCCCGCTGACACGGACGCGGTCCACTACGTCCTCCTCGTGCTCTCCTCTCCCCGGTTGCATTTCATCCCTCGCCTTCGTACAGGATGCGGCTGATGCGATGTGGCAGCACGGCCCGCAGTTTGCGTACCTCGTCGCGCAGGGCGCGAATCTCGCGTGCGGCCTCGCGGCGCTCGTCGTTCGCCATCTCGCCCATCCCAGGCCACAGCAGGTCGAGGCGCTCGAGGATGTCGCGGTGATTGTGCTCGTCGCCGGGGTCGCTCACTTGCCGTCCTCCTTGAAGCAGTCCCAGCCACGCGATTCCGCAAGCTCCGCCGGGCGCAAGCCGCCCGAAACGAACACGCGATGAGCGATTTCCCGCCTCGCCTCGTCGCGCTCGGCGGTGAGGGCTAGCACAACCTGCTCAAGCCGCACAATCTCATCGGCGGCTTCGTCCATCAGGCACGGCGCAAGGCAGTCGCGGTTCGTCCGCAGGCGGTTCACGATGTCCCGGGTCATAGCAGCTCCTTCAAGATGGCGGGCAGGGGCCGAGGAACGCCCCCGGCCCCCGCCTTCTCCAATACACGGCTCGTTCGTTCCTCGGCGGCTTCGCGCTGGAGCTGCTCGATGCAGTCGGCGACGCCGTCGAAGAACCGCGCCTCGGCGCGACAGTGTTCGGCAAACTCGTGGTGCCGCGCCGGCGTGCGCTCGGCAGCGGCGGCACGCTCGTCAGCACGCCGGCGGAGAAGGTAGATGGCGTAGTCAGCGTTCATGCTCGGCCTCCCACTTTGCGATCCGCTTCCCGATCCAAGACATACAGTTGACCGCCATCGAGTTTCCAAGGGCGCGATACCTCGGCCCATCCGGGCAGTCCTCGGCTTGCTTCTTGCGCCACGGGATGAGCGTGTAGTCATCAGGAAATCCCTGGAGTCTTTCGCATTCTCTAGCTGTCAATCGACGCACGGTCATGGCTTGAGCCACCGCCGGCGTGTTGCACCGCTGCAACGGCCCCGTCCCTTCGACCGTGATACCTAGCCCTTCATTGGCGTTTCCATACCCACCACCGTTCTGCCAATTGAATCCCACCGCCACCGTGGTCGCCCGCGTGTCACCCTGCGCGATCATCGTGCAGGTTTCGTAATCCTGCCGCTTCATCTCGCCAGTTGTGATGCAGCGAGCAACGCTGCTTTCAGCATCGGCGGCAACGCCTTTCCTCGACTTTCCGCTCGCCTCAATATGCCGCTGCAAGCCTTCGCGGAGAGCGAGAACCTCGGCGGCAGCGGTCCCGTCTCCAAGACATCCGACAACGAAGACACGTCGCCGGCGCTGCGGGACGGCTCGGGGCCATCGCCCCACTCGCACGTATTGAGCGTCAAGGCATCGGTAGCACCACCCATACCCGAGGTTGCCCAACGCCCCGAGGAAGGTGCCAAAATCCCGTCCTCCGTTCGATGACAAGACACCGGGGACATTTTCCCAGACAATCCACCGAGGTCGCAGCCGAGCAGCGATTGCCAAGTAGGTGAGCATGAGGCTCCCTCGCGGATCTGCGAGTCCTTGCCGCAACCCCGCGACTGAATATGACTGGCATGGCGTTCCGCCCACGAGAAGGTCAATTGATCCGGGTTGAAGGGGCCATTGCTCATGCTTCGTCATGTCTCCGAAATTGGGGACGTTGGGATAGTGGTGAGCGAGTACCGCGCTTGGGAATGGTTCGATCTCGCTGAAGCCGACCGGGGTCCATCCCAGGCCATGCCACGCAACGGTGGCCGCTTCAATGCCGCTGCATACTGACAGGTATCTCATGGCGTCGCCCCCGGCCCGATGGCGCGGATGTCCTCGCCGATTTCGGATTGAAGGACACGCATGATCTCCAACATCGGGAACCCTTCCGGCACCGATTCTGCGGTGAGGATCTGTGTCCTGTCCACGTACAGCGCAACCACATTCCACGAGAGCAGCGTCCAGATCGTTCGCACGCGGCTGCCGTGGTAGTGGAAGTCCTCGCGCTGCTCGGCCATCCAGCGTGCGTCAATGGACGCTTGCACTTCGTGTTTGTCGCAATATGCGGCAACCTCTGGGGCATGCTCAAACAGACCGCCGTGCAGCGTCATCGTGATTTCAACGGTTCTCATCGGAGCCTCCAGACGCGAATGAGGCGACCGTGCGATGCCGGACGGCGCGACGGAACGACGGCCCCGGTCCACACGAACTTCTCGTCGAACACGCTGCCTGCGGCGTTGCCGAGGTCGCTGTAATTCAGGCCGTTGTAGGCCATGAGGTTCGCCACCTCATCGCTCGTCACGGTATCGCCGTCGCGTGCGATGAACGCCGCGAACCCGCGGGCGGCGGCGAGCAGCTCGCTGCGTCGGTCGGCCGCGAGCGCCTTGCCTACGGCCTTGCGGCGGTCGGCTTCGATGGGGTCAAAGAGCGTCATGCGGCCCTCCGTCCGGCAAGGGCGCGGACATTCAGGACGCCGGGGTCGCGCAGCGTGTAGCCCGTGTGCGGCACGTGCTCGATGCGGACCTTGAACATGGCTCGTGCGCTGCCGAGCAGGTGATTCACGGCCCGTGGGGTCACGTCCCAACGCGACGCAAGTTCCTTGCGAGTCATCGGCCTGCGGTCGAGCGCGGCGACGAGCCACAGGATTCGACGCACGTACTGGGTCTGGTCAAGCCTCACAGGGTCACCTCCGTCTCGGCGTGGACGGACAAGAACCGACGCTCGGCGATTTCCATCTCGATGACGGCGGAGTCAAACTCGTGCTCTGCGTCGAACGGGATCTCGCCGAGGCGCTGGTGCGCCTGCACGACTTCCATGCTGTAGGTGTCGCCGAGCTCCATCGCGCACGCGAGCAGCACATCGTTATGCCGCTTGCGAAGGTCTGGGCGTTCGATCAGGTTGGTAACGGTGTCTCGGATCTTCATCGTTCTCTCCTCGATGACGTGCGGTTCACGGCAACGTGCCGTAACCCGCTCGCGTGTTGTACTGATGCGTATATCGGCGGTCAAGAGGGAACCCGTGAGAAATTCCGACAATTTTTTCTTACCGCGTGAAATAGGCGCAGGCGTTGCTATGGTGCGGCTGGATGGGCGCGACGATCACGCAGCATCAGCCCGGATCGTTCACGGTCGAAATGGACTTCGACGGGGCCGTGCCATCCGCCAATTGGTCGCAGGAATACCTGCTGATCTCCGATGCTCACATCGACAACGCCCACGCCGACCGACAGATGTTCGACCGCCACATGCGCCAGTGCCGCGAACGCGGGGCGAAGTGGCTCTCGAACGGGGATTTCCTGTGCTGCATGCAGGGGAAGTGGGACCCGCGCTCGGACACCTCGGCCTGCCGGCCAGAGCACCGCGAAGGGCGCTACCTTGATTCCATCATCAACACGACCGCCGACTACGTCGCGCCTCACGCCGACATGGCGCTGCTGTTCGCCCCCGGAAACCACGAAACCGCGATCAAGCGTCGCCACGAGACGGACATGAACGAGCGCCTGGTCGAGGCGCTCAAGGCCCGGAACAAGGACTGCCGTGCATATGCAGGCAGTTATGCAAACTGGGTGCGGTTCCTCGTCAGGGGCAAGGAACGCCGGCAAATCTTCGGGAACAGCGTCGTGATGTACATGCACCACGGCTACGGCGGCGGCGGCCCCGTCACCCGCGGCACGATCCAGACCTCGCGCATGGCGGTGTACCTGCCGGACGCCGACGTGATCTGGACGGGCCACACCCACGACGAGTGGATCATGCCGATTCAACGGGCGCGACTGACCCTGCAAGGGCGACCCTATCTCGACCGCGTGCTGCACGTTCGCAGCCCAGGCTACAAGGACGAGTTCAGCGAGCAGAATGGGTGGGCCGTCGAAAAGGGGATGCCACCGAAGCCGAAGGGTGCGCTGTGGCTGCGGTTCTGGATGGACAACCTTCGCAAGAACGGGGTCGCTAGCCGTACGCTGCGCTGCGAGGTCCGTGAAGCACAGTAACTGACCGTTTCAGAAGGACAGATTCAGGAGCATCCATGCCGACGCCAGCCAAGGGCAAGCGATTCGTGAAGGTCGTGCGGAACCCGGAGACGGGCCGCACCCGCAAGGTTTCCTACGGTCAGGCCGGGAAGGCCAAGGGCGGCGGCGACCGCATCAAGCCAGGAACCGCCAAGGGAACGGCCTACTGTGCCCGCAGCTTCGCTCAGATGAAAGCGCACCCTGCGGCGGCACGCAACCCGAACAGCCCGCTGCGGCTCTCGCGTGCGAAGTGGAAGTGCAGCGGCAGAACCTCGAGAGGATAAACATCATGGCAAAGAAGACAGCAAAGCGCGGCCTGTACGCGAACATCAACGCACGACGTGCGGCTGGCACCAGCCGCCCGAAGTCGAAGTCCACCGTAAGCCCCTCGGCATACAAGGCGATGAAGCGCGGATTCAAGTGAGGCACCCATGCGCGTCCGACTCGGCGGCAAGTACTGGACGCTGCGGTTTAGCCCGAACCTGCACGACTTCGGCGACATGGTCGATCCAGGACGTGCCGCCGGCCGCGTGCTGCGCGTTGCCACGTGGCAGAGCGAGGAGGAGCGGTTGGACACGACTCTCCACGAAGCCATACATTGCTGCCTACCCCAGTTAGACGAGAAGGCCGTCACCGACCTGGCGAATGACCTATCTCGACTGTTGTGGAAGCTCGGGTACAGGCGCGAGCAGTGATGTTCAAGAAAGTGGAAGTTGCGTACACGTTATTGCGACGTGTACGTTCGATCACTATTCCTCCCAGTACACATCCTCGCCACGGCGGTATCTGGCGAGGTCGGCGTCGCGCTTGCACGACGTGAAGTGCTTGTCGAGGAATAGGCAGTAGTTGTTGGGGAACAGGAGATATCTGCCGTCCACGCGCTCAATGAGGTTGAGCGGCTTGTGTTCTTGTGGGTAACGACTAAACCCGTCACTCCAGTCAATGACGATTCCGGTGTGGCGTCCACCGAACCCGCGCTCGGCGCTGGTGCCTATCACGGACAGCCCCTCGAGGTACGCAAGGTGCAGCGCCTCGACGTGGTCGCCCATCGCGCCCCAGGGCTGGAGGTCGTTCGCCTCGCAGGCTCCCGGGAACGGGGTGGGCTCAAACGCCTTTGGATCGTGCGCGAGCTTGTGGAGCGGGATGCCGCACCATTCCGCGCCCGTCTCAAGCAGGACGTGCGCCATCACGATCTGTCCGGGGCGGGCGTAGATCGCGTGCCAGATGCCACGTGTCGTGCCGGCGGGCATCGTCGGCCCGAGGGCTGTGTTGCACACATGCACATACAGATGAAACGGCAGATTCGCGTGGCGTGGCATATGCGCGATGATATACTTCGTGTGCGGAGATGCGGGAG